ACTCCGGCCAGTTGTCGGTTCAGCAGGTTGTCCTGCCAGTTTTGGTTGAATAGCTGGTTTTGCTGCGCTGCGATCTGCGCACCAGCCCCGCTCATACCCAACCCCCGCGCGGCGAGGTCTGCGTTGACTTGGTTTGCGTTCTGCGCCCGTAGGTAGTTGTAAAGCTGACTCTGCGGGTCGAACGCGGACTGAGCGAGTTGGCTTTGTAGCCACGGAATCTGGCCCATTTGACCGTAAAGCTGGTTCGCTGCGTTGGCCGCCTGCGAGCCTTGCTGCATCCCATACTGCGCCGCCTGCTGCGCGCCAGAAAGAGCTTGGCCGTAGTATGGGCTGTAAAGTGCCCCGTATACGGTGTTGCGCGCATCCGGCAACACCTGCTGGTAGATATTGTTCGCGCCGATTTGCGGGATCAAATTCAGTTCGTTGCCCGCTGCTACATCCAAGTTCGGCGGAAGGTATGAGCCGCCCTGGTAGCCGCCTTGGCTGCTAGACGGACCGCCGCCGGACAGGGCGTCTCCGACAACGGCCCCAACAACAGGGCCAGCGATTGCGGCAAAAATAGGCATGTCAGGCTCCTTGTCCGATTATTTCTGGATGACGACTTCATCAACCTTGGCGGGGTCAGTCTCGTCCGTGGCGTGGATGCAAAACCAAACAGAATCTTCAAGCGCCATGATGCCGTGAGAAACCCCTGCGCGGATGGTTACAGCAGCCGGAGCGCAGTACATTTGCCGTCCTTCGGGCGTCTCCAGCACCACCCTGCCCTGCGCCAAAATGCTCAAGTGGTCATACTTGTGCTTGTGCGTCAACGCAATCGCCCCTTTCGGCAGGAGCATCTGCTTTGCGTAGACCCCCGACGAAAAATGATGGATCGTGTTCTGATCGATCTGTTCCTTGATTGAGATCATGAGTTCAAGCTCCGTGCGATTTTTTCTCCAGACCTGCCCACAATATAACCGCCAACGCCGATTTTTAACAGTGCCCACATATCGGGCGGCAGCGTCAAGGGCGGCTCGGTCACTCCAAACCATTGCGCAACAGGCAACACAAGGTAGTTCACAACGATGATTGCTGTAAACGACAGCATTAGGATAGGCCGCCAGTTCGCTGCGAGCCAGGATTCTGACTTCGCTTCGGCCTGAATGTCGCCCGCCTGGGCGTTGACGACCGCAGCCTCGTAGTCCAGATTCATCTTGGCGAGGGCTTCTTCGTGTTCCGCCTGAAGCTGAATGATTTTGGCCGCGTTGGTCGGGTCTGCGGCGATGGCGGCGTTCACTGACGCGGGGTCATTGCTCGTTCCAAGTGCCGAAGCGATTAAGCTGCCCACTACGGCGCCCGCAGGGCCGCCGAGCGCCGTGCCGAGAATTGGCGCAACGCGGCCAACTGCGTGACCAACATCCGCCCATGTTAGGCTCATCGTTGCGCTCCTAGTAAAAGATTGTGTGCAATCCGGTTCGCCCACCCGCGCCCGAAGGTCTGCCACGAACTAAGCGACGTCAAGTAACTTAGCCGGTAGCTGTTGAACTGCATGATGACTTGCAACGGCTCGGCGGCGTTCACGGCGGCAATCGTTACAGGGCCGATAATGCCGTCCTCCGGCACGCCGACTGCTTTTTGTAGCCACAGGGCCGGCTGGCCGCCATTATACGCCGCATCAAACACTTGGAACGCAATTCGTGGGTCGAAGCTGTCGCACGAGTATGCATCCCAATACTTTGCCTTGGCAATAGCTTTCGCCGTTTCCAACGGCAAGTCCTTCATCGCGCCCGTGTAGCCATACGCACGCGCCACACGCTGCGTGATGCCCCACATCGTCTCGCCGCCAGGGTCGGCAGGGTTGTTACTGTAGCCCCCCTCGTTGCCAATGAGGGCAGTAAATGCGCCGTCGAAGGTTGACATGGTTCAGAACGAGTAAAGGAGCATTAGGACGTACTGCCCTTTCCATAGCGGGGGCCAGGGATCGTCGCCGTGACCGGCGAAGCCGTGCTTGTCGCTATAGTAAGACAGGGTGGCGGAGAACTGTCCGTGCCGAAGGGTTAACCCCACCATGTGCCTGAGCGACCATTGTGACTGGCTGACAATGATCGGTGAGATTGGCCCGGTTTGCGCAAATACACCGGGCGAGATTTCTGCCGAGGGATACCAGTTTGGGACTGCGACGCTCCATGTAGCGTGGTAGAGGAACGGCCCTGCCTGTACGCCGAACTGCCACTCCCCTTGCGTATGCGCTTGAAGGGTTGCTGCAATGCCGTAGACCGAACCAGACCCCATGTAGTGCGCCAAGGGGAGCGCGTTGCCTCGATAGCCTGAGCCAGAATAATTCGCGTCGTTCGGCGTATCCCATGAGTCAACGGAGTAAGACCCGAGGGATACCGCGTTGACGTGCCAAGCAACGTTCGGCGTCAGGTCGTCCGTCACGCCGAGCAAGACCACAGGCGAGCGCAGGTTAAGGGAATGTGGGAAGCCTTCTTGATACCAAGTCCCGTTTTCCTGCGGGATGGCTCGTGCGGCTCCTACGCCGACTTCGACTTCGACGGCGTATGCGGCCATTGAGGCCAGCAACAAAGCGAAGGCAACAGAAAGCAGCTTTGCCACAGCTAGCGTCCCAACAGCAGTGTTTGAGTCAGCACAGACTCAACTTGCTTGAAGTCTTGCGTCTGTTGCGCAAGCGCAAGCTGCGTGCCCACCTTGCGGATATGCGGCAAAATCTTGGCCGAGAAGTCTGGGTGTTGGCGCATCGTGGCGATATGGTCATAACCGATGCCAATTGCGTTGGCGAGCAGCATGTTCTCGGCGCGGGCCTTTAGTTCTTCCGCCCACTCGTCTTGCTGCATGGCTTGCTCCATCTTGAGGATGTCAGCGTCCCAATGTTTGCACATGGGTTTGATTTCTTCGAGCATGGCGTTGATCTCTTGCAGTTCTCGCTTTGCGCCTTCCAGGTTAAGCTCGAAGTTCTTGCGCGCCGCCTTCAGCTTAATGAGCTCAGCCTGGGCGCGCAAACGATCCGCTTCAGACGCGGCGGAAGCAACCTTCTCTTGCAATTCCAGTTCGCTTGCTTTTTGCTCAAGGAGACTTGCTTCGCCTGCCGCTACGTCCATTTCAACTTGTTCACCTTGCGCGTACAAGAGGCAGAATGCTGCATCTGGCGTGTAGCAAGACCCGGCAATGAAATGCCGGAGGGCGAAAGAGGAATGCTTCCGATGGTTGTTGATAATCATTACCAGTTTACTCCGGGGTTAGGCGCACAGGCAGCCAAACCATACGCTGTGTAGCTCAAGTTTCCGCCAGCGGCAGCGGTGTTTGAGGAATACGTGTAAACGGATGTAGTGTTGACGTTGGAGGAACTGGTATCCCCGCCGCCAAAGACACCAAGCGTACTGTTGCCTGCGGCAGCTATATCAGCCGCTGTGTAGCTCAAGTTCCCGCCAGCAACAGCGGAGTTTGAGGAATAGGTATAAACGGATGTAGTGTTGACGTAGGCGGAGCCGTTATACCCGCCACCAAAGACACCAAGCGTACTGTTGCCTGCGGCGGACGAACCATACGCGGTGTAGCTCAAGTTCCCGCCAGCGGCAGCGGTGTTTGAGGAATACGTGTAAACGGATGTAGTGTTGACGCCGTTGGAACCGGTGTACCCGCCACCAAAGACACCAAGCGTACTGTTGCCTGCGGCGGATAAATTATACGCTGCGTAGCTCAAGTTCCCGCCAGCAACAGCGGAGTTTGAGGAATAGGTATAAACGGATGTAGTGTTTTTAGCACCCCCGTTGTTCCCGCCACCAAAGACACCAAGCGTACTGTTGCCTGCGGCAGTTGGATCGGACGCTGCGTAGCTCAAGTTCCCGCCAGCAACGGCGGTGTTTGAGGAATAGGTATAAACGGATGTAGTGTTGACGGGGCCATTGCCGTCGCCAAAAACGCCAACCGTGCCGTTGCCTGCGGCGGCTAAAAGATACGCTGTGTAGCTCAAGTTCCCGCCAGCGGCAGCGGTGTTTGAGGAATAGGTATAAACGGATGTAGTGTTTAGAGCACTCCCGTTGCTCCCGCCGCCAAACAGAGCAAACTTTCCAACCTTTACAGCTTGGTTGTTCCACATCCCCCAAGGAATTGAAACCAGCATTTCTTTTCCTTAGTAGGTCAGGAACAGTGAGATTGCCACATTCGCCAGCGTTGTATCTGCCGAGCTACCAACCTGCACATACATCGCTTCGCCGGGGTTGAACGTCACTGCCGCGCTGGAGGTTGTGGAGAACGTACCAGACGACGCACCGGCTGCGAAAGTGATTGCCCCGACTGTAGTCAGCGTCGTTGACCCTGCGGCCTTCTTAAGAATGTTGATTGTTTGCGAATTGGTCGCCGTGGCCGTGGCAACTGCGTAGCTACCGGAGCAATTCCCTGGCAACGTAACCGCTACACCAGAGCCATTGATCTGCATCGCGTTAACATAGACTCCAATGTAGGCATTGCTAGTCAACGTGCCCGCAGCCCCTGCCTCGACAATTAGATTTCGCTGTTGGTAACGGGAATCAGCTTGCCCAAGGTTTAGTGCGTGCGCGCTAGCCACCGCGTTAGGTACTAAAACCCCGCTGTTACTTGTCAGGTCAAGCGGGTTTGTATTTGCTCGAACAAATGGGCCGTTTGGCCCTTCGCCTACAGAAATAACACGCGAGTCAGACGCACTAAACGACACCCCTGTCGTTGGCGTTGACGTTGCCAACAACACAACTTGGTTTGTGTCGTAGTCAGAAGGCCGCGAAGAAATGGACTGTGTAACAGGCAAACTACTGCCACTGTTACTAATCAAGGTTTGGACTTGACCAAGATTGACCGCTTGCCCGCTTGCCACCGCATTGGGCACGCTTACCGGCTGAGTAAAGGCTGGAGAAACATTTTGAAACACCAGCAAAGAGCCGCCAGTGATGTCGTACTCACCGTTGCCACGCGATGTAAGCTCAACCCAGCCGCCATCAGAGACGTTGACAGTCGTCGGGCCGGAGCTAGGGGTTAACCCTAATGCCGGAGAGTAAATATACTGGTTGCTGTTACTAGCAACAGAAAATGGCCCCCCGAACCCGAACAGCACAACTTTGCTTCCTGCTGGCGGGTTCGTTGTTGGAAGCGTAGCTGTCGCGTTTTGCTGAACTTGAACCGCACCGCCCCAACAAGTAGACGGCAACGTTCCGGTTGCAAAAGAAGCAATGACTTGGTTGTAGCTGCCAAGTTGGGAAAGATTGACCGCTTGAGTTGGCGACGCTGCGTTCGCTACGGCAAATACTTGCGCAGGGTCGCCGTTAAGAGCCGCATAGCTTCCAGCCGGGGCGTACAAAGAGTTAGCCTGCCCCAAGTTTACTGCCTGCCCAGGGTCGACTGCGGGGGCCACAAAGAAAGGCTGCAAAGGGTTGCCGCCCGCAGCTAATACATTAGCATTAATATCTTCAACAATCTGGATGAAATTTTTTGTGATCGCGCTTGCGTCGATATTTTCACCAACTTGTATGTTGTAAGGGATTGGACGAACAACACTCATAACAAATCCTTAACTGTTGCGCCCAACCAAAAGACGCTTCACAATAGATTGAAGTGCAGAAGTGCCCAAACTTGCAAGCATAGCGGCGAACGCAAACTCGGCCATACGCGGCATTTGAGGGAACCACATCAAAAGCGCCGGGGCGGTCGACGCCACCCCTGCTGACACGAGCGCGCGCCCAACAACGACGCGCCAGGACAACCGCTCGGCGGAATCGAGCAGTTGTCCTAGCCCGATCATCGCGCCGAGAACGGACGACCAAGCAAAAAACGAAAAATCAATCTTGTCGTGATCCATAGCGGCGTCTTAGGTATCGTCGGAAAGCGACCTCGCCCACAATAAAGACCGCCGCCACAGCAAGAACGTCCAACAAGTCGTGGATCATTTTGCCCACCGCTTTGCGTTGAGTGCAAAAGTCGCCCGCTTGCGTGTTGCAGGATCGGGAGAACGCTTTGCCTTCTCTAGCTTTGCCATAGGAATCTTCTCGTTCTTCGGGACGTGGAGCGTCTTGTGTAGCTTGCCCTTGTTGGCAGGGTTGATTTTAATCCCAGACTTGCTCATTGGCTACCTCCTTTAGATCGGCCCCTCGATCGCCATCCAGCTTGCCAGCGCGTTTTGAACAACCGTCGCTTGCGCGGGTGCTTCGCCGCCGACATAAACAACGTCTCCTGAATTCAGATGAATGACCGCTGTCGCCTGAATAATGATGCCCGCGAGCGCGGCGGGTGTGTACGCCGAGTTTGCGGCGACAACGGGCGTCGCTCCGTTTACTGCTGCGCCAACAAAAACCATCCCCGCGCCAGCTGCGTTCACTTGAAGGCTTATGTATACTCGATAGTAACCGGGCAACGAAACTTTTACGCCCCCGCCAGACGTTGATAACGCCGCCCCATACGAGTCCACCTTCTGCATAGGAACGATGGACGGCGAAGAAGAAAGCGTTGGGGACGACGAAGGAACAAGATACATCTGGCTCGGCGGGAACGCCGGCACCGAAATGTAATCTGGCACACTGCCCCACCAACAACCAAGATCCACAAACTGCGTCTGAGAGTCCCCGTTAAGGAATGGTCTAGACGAGCTTGGAGAATAACTCCCATAGTTCTGAAACGAACAGCCGATCAAGAGAATCGTGTTAGGACCTTGCGAGACGATGTTGTTCGTCGTGTAGTTTGTGCTGCTAACACGGTTGAAATTGCACCCTTGGATGATGTGCGTCATCCTTTGGGTGCCAGTGTTCACGATCTTAATGTCTGCGTCGCCGTTGTTTAACTCGAAGTAGACGTTCTTGATCGTTACGCCGTTCGCTCCCTCTACGCTACTGACTGTAATGTTTAGACCGGCAGTTCCAGAAACGCCCATTACGCCGTTGTTGCTAACTTGGCCGCCCTCGATCGTCAAGTTAGCTGCGTTATCTGTCACCAGCAAGCCGTTGGCAGTGTTCCGATCAAGAACGACGTCTTGGAAGGTCGAGGCGTTCAGATGCGTAAAGCCATCCGATCCTTTGGTGCTAACAATGCCGTTGACGTTGCCCTCAAAAAGACACTTTCGCAGGGTTAAGTATTCAACACTGTCGAGGTACAGTCCAATGTTCAGTTGCTCGAACCGCAGATTTTCGAGCGTCTGCATTTCAACAACGCCAAGATACATCCCGTTGACGTTGTGAATGTTGTTTCTTCCGCTAATGCAGAAGCCGTGATACCGCACCTCCATAATCGACGACGCTGCGGTCGAAGATGCTTGAATTGCATACATCCCTGTCGTCGTCGGGCAAAGGATGCTGTTCTGCGGGCCAGCACCGTAGAGCGCACCCGGCATCGGCTGGCCGTCAAATGCGTACATGCCGCCATTTGTGTAGCTTAACTGCAATGCCCCTACGCCAGCCGTTCCGGACAGCTTGTATTTTCCTGCCTCAAGCTTCCAGTTTGTCCCAATAATTGAGACAAGTTTTTGCAATGCGGCGGTGTCGTCAGCAAGGTTGTCCCCAACAGCCCCTTCCGTTGCCTTTGCAGAAGGGTCAATCGCCCCCAAGCCCCCTCCACCCCCGCCCCCTCCAACGATAAGCTGCTGAACTTGATTCAAAGGAACCGCAGCGGATGGAACCGTTGCAGGAGCGACAAGAAACTGTTGCGAAGCGTTGCCACCTACAGGGGCAGCGTTTGCGTTCACGTCTTGAACGATCTGCGCAAAATTGGCCTGCACCGGAGTTGCATCTACCGGGTCGCCGTTTTTGATCGTATAAACCAGAGGGTTAATGATAGCCATCAGTTTGCTCCAATGTAGCGAAGCGCCTCGTAACGGAAGTTAATCCGCCCCAGGCGCAAATACGGGCCGCTGTTTCCAAAAAGAACGATTTGGCACGTCTGAAAGACAAGCGGGGCAGAAAAGTACAACGGCGATATTGTGGAGTTGTAGGGGAAAGCACCCCACACACTACCTGCCGCGCCCCACACAAGCCCAAGATTGCCCCATTTGGCTGGAGCGGTTATAGGGCGCAATGTCGCTTGGTTGAGAAGCTGCCCCTGGTCGTCTAACACCTGTATGGTGTATGGCTGTAGCCCATTTACTGCCGCAACCGTCATCTCGACTGACGACTTTTCAGCCATCGGCGGGTCTGGCTCGATCAAGCTGCTAGTCATGTTAACGGCTAGCTGCACGTCGTTCTCAACAAAAACGTCTGTTGGGGAAGTATAGGCGTTGCTCTGAAACAGTTTTGCACCGGCGCTGTTGACCGCAATAGCGAACGAGTTGCCGAGCGGGGTAATCACGTCTGCGGGGAACGTGTGTGGGCCATTCCACTTGCCGACCTTGAGGGAGAACCAATACTCAAACCGACCGAGCACGTCCGTTGTCGTCACCGTATCAAGCGAGATACGATATGTATCAGCACTGTAGGCTGCGCAGGCGCGTGTGGGCTGCGTGCAGTTGAAGAACGGATACACCACGTCAGGGTTTGGCTCCGTCACGGCCATGCTCAACGTCGGGATGGTGCGAATCCCGTCCGCCGCCATGAACATGACCCCCGCAGGAGTCGGAACCGCTGTTCGCGGCGCGGAACAGCCGACACTGGCAGTAATCTGGTTCAGCGCAAGGTTGCCGCCAGTCGTTGACCCGCCATAGCTCCAGTCGCCCGTGATTTGCCAAATTGAGTTCGCCTTGAACGCAATCAGCGCAGACAAAATACCTTGCGTTGCAGTTGAGATGCCTTGCGGCACAAAAACAGTAATCGGCTCGGTGCTTGCGCCAAGCGTCAACACTTGCCCCGCATTGGTCTGCCGCAACGGGAGAAGCGAGTCGCTGAAGTAGGCTTGGTTGCCCACTGCATACCATGCACGCCCATAAAACTGCGCAACAGACGTTGGTACAGCGTTCAGCACGGCAGTCGTGCCGTTTATCACGTTGCCCGTGCTATAAGTCAGCGTCGTCAGGTCAATCGTCCCGATTGGGCCGCTGGTCATCGTGTAGCCTGGGTGCGTGATGACGATGTAGTTTCCGACAACCGCCATGCAAGGGGGCGTCCACGCGCCGCTCGTGCCTTGCGTTACAGGAACATGGTTGCTGGTCACACCGCTAATGGGCACGAACGCATTAGTTGCCGTGTCGTAGCAAAACGGCTGGTCAAACCCAGGGTAAAGCCCGCTAGCGACCATGCCAAAGACACGCGTGCCAACGGAAATCATGACAGACACAACGCCTGACGATGTAAACCCGTTGAACGTTGTGATAACCGTGCTGGCAGGGCGCGGGGCCAGCATACTGTTGCTAACCGGATCGTGGATCAGGTTCGTCAGCAGTTTGCAAGCGCCAGGGAACGCCAGCTTGCCGTCCCGCGCATCAGATAGACCTACCGGCCTCCACTGGTAGATTGCCGGGTTGCGGAGCATTTAGAACCCCGTAATCTTAGACGGCGGCAGCCGGCCCGACCCGCCCGCAAACGAATTGCCGAGCTTGATAGTGCGGGCGTGGTTCTCACGGTCGCCTTGCATCTTCAAGAACGCTTGCAGCTTGTTTTGTGCTTCAGCCGAGTATTGAGGCTGGCGTGTGTCGTCGGTCAAGCGCATCACGTCTGCGGCCAACGCCGTGAGCAAGTAGTCGCTGTCCGGGAACCAAGGAACAACGTTGGACGTTGCAGGGTTAGCAATATCTGGCGGTTGGCTCCAATACCGCAGCGTGAACGCAATTGTGCTGTTCGGCATGGGGTACAAGTGCAGCGTCCCGGACGCCGGGTTGCTTGCCCACATCGTTGGGTTTGCCATTGCGACAGTGCCGACGTTGATCCGGTCGTAGTCGGGCAAGCTAATCTGCCGCATCGTCTGCGGCAGACCGCCAATGTAATACCACAGTTCATGCCCGCGAACGTAGTCCGCAGGGAGGGCATAAGTCTGAACGCCAGCGGGCACCGAGAACTGCGCCGTGTTGAGCAACACGTCCAGATCATAAGTGCGCGCCAGCGTTGCAAGGCGCATGTTGAGCAAATCACCCGCCTGCGCGGTGTACCCAGGCGCTTTTGCAATCTGCAAAGCGTAAGTAATGATCTGCTGCGCCGTAAACATTAAACCGCCTTGGCTCGCGTTTCTTCGAGCTGCTTGACGCCGCGTTTGTAGTCGAGCGACAGTTCCTCGATCTTCGCCTTGAGCCGCTCAGAAAAGTCGTCGCCGTCCTTGTTCTTCTTGAGGTACTGGCGCAAGTCCAATTCGGCGTTACGAATCATCGACTCTTTCTCGATCAGCATTGCCTCAAGCATCTTGACTTCGTTCTTGGCGCGTTGCCGCTCGGCCACAGCGCGGAAGCGGTCGATTTCAGCGTTGATCGCTTCAGCCGACACACCGATCGGAAAGTTCCCGTTGAAGGTGACACTCATCCCGTCTGCGACGGTCGCCGCAAACTGATAAACGTACCCAACGTTGCTGTTTTCACTCATGGATTAACCCCTCAGGCTGAACTCGCGTTGACGACGATATGCATCGAATGGTTTGCGCTGGCCGCGAACTTCTTGTTCGTGCGCCCAAGCACGGCTCATGATATCACGCATCGACGCCGCCTGCGCCTTCGTGACCTTGTAAGACGCGCCTTGTTGAAAATGCCGCCCGTCGATCGAGAGATGGCTGCTATGCGGAGGAAGGTCGATGAACACTTCTTCGTACTCTACCTCGACTTCGAGCGGCTTGTCCTCTTTTTTAGCCTTGACGGCGGCTGCTGCTTCGCGGATTTGTGCTTCAACTTTGTCGTTCATGTTTGCTCCAAAGAAACTGGCGGGGCTACACGCCCCGCCAGGTTAACCATTAGCCAAAGGTGGGCGAGAAGGCCGATCCAGACTCAATGCGCATGAAGAACTGGTTGTTCATGATCATCGTGCCGTAAAAGACCTTCCAAGACACCACGCGGGTTTGGTTTTGCGGGTCAAACTTGTCCGCGCCAGTCAGGTAGAACGTCTTGAGCGAATCAAGCTCAACCTGCGCGAACGATTCCTTACCAAAGATGAAGGTAGGATAGACCGTCACGCCAACTGCGGGGGCCGCAGGCGCGACTTGCGACACACCAAGGCCCGTGATAACCACAGTTGCACCCGGAGGAATCTGCACCGCGTTGCCAGACAGCGGGCCAGTCGTCGGGCCGGAAGCAGACAAGCCAAGGTTTGCCGGGGGAGACACCGTGCCAACATACACGTTGTAGGTGTAGCCCGCCGTGCTCGGCACCGTAACGCTAATGGAGCCGGTCGGCCCCGTCACGCTGATGCCCGCAGACGGCTGGTAGACCACCTTCTCGTAGTTGGTGTTAACGTCCGAGGCCGTAACCTGGATGTAGTAAGTGCCCGTCGCCAGCGACCCCGCAGAACCTGCCGTGCCGGAGACAGCCGCCGCGCCCGTCCACGACGGGACAAGGTTGGAGCGGGTAAACCGCACACCAGACCACTGGCCGATCTCGTTGTTGTACAGCTTACCAACGTCGCTGTACTGCCATGCGGTCACGACCGTCGAGTTTTCGCGCAAGTCTTGCTCGACCAGCGGGTGGATGACGGCCACGTAGTGCGGAGCGGTCGCAGCGGTGACGCCCTTGGCGTTTGCAGCGGGCTTCGTCTTGATATCCGTCTCGCCGCCGCCCATGTAATACCGTGCGCCGTTGGTGAACAGTGTGCCCATTGCACGGTTAAGCTCGTGCGGAGTCAGGACAGAACTGTTCGTCAGACTAGCGCGTGCGCCCACAGCGCCAACGTAGTTGACCTGCGTGCCGCCCATGATCGCGTTGAACGTGTTGCGCTCGATGGTTTCCGTCGCCTGCAAGCCGATCAGTTCCACGGCCTTCTTAAAGACCGGGTGGTGGATAGTCAGTTCAGCAACGTCCGTGATGCGGATCAGGTCGCCCCACTGCGCCACGGTGCCGGTCACTTGCGTAATCGTCATCGTCTCGCCAGCGGAGGGCACGCCTTCCGACAAGGTGGTGTAGGGCAGGGGAACGCGCTCGTAACGGAACGCGTAGTAGGTCGTGCCCATGCCTTTCGGCAGGTCAACTCGCTCCGCAAGTTGAGACACAACAATCTGACGCTGAGTCAGTTCCAGCGTCTTTTTCTGAATGTATTTGCCGACGTCTGCGGCAAAGTTGGCAGCGGTGTTGTTTGCCATGATGCAAAATCCTTAAAAAGTCATCCGAGAGAGGCGTTCTTCCAAGTCTGCATCTTCATCCGGTGCGCCTGGGGCAGCATTGCCACGGGCACGTAGCGGCTTGGACGTAGATTTAGAAGCAGCTTTAGTGGCTTTGGCGATAGACGCCGGAGCCTTGGTAAGCACATCTTCTCCGACCAAAAATTTCAAAATCGATTCGCGAGGGGCAGTCTGGCCTTTTGCGCGCATCTGCAACAGCGTCTGCTCAACCCGATCAGCATATTTGCCGACCATCGGGTTTTGCAACGCACGCTGCTGGAACGCAATCTTGTCCATCATGTCCTGCTGGCTGAACTGCTGTTGCTGCATTTCGCGCTGCATTTGCTCCATACGCTGCTGAAGCAAATACGCTTGGCGTTCGGCAGGGTCGAGCGTTTCAAGATATTGCTGCTGCCGAGCTTGTTCCAGCACGGCACGCTGTTGCTCAAGCTGTTGCAGCAATAGTTGGCGTTCTCGTTCTGCCGATTCGCGCGCTTGACGCTCGCGTTGCAATTCCTCCTGTTGTCGTCGAATCCGGTCTTGTGCTCTTGAAGAATGACTTACTTGCGCGGCTTGCGCGGCGCGAGCAGCTTCGGCAATGGCTTCGTCGTCGGCGTCTTCACTTCCATCTTGGCTGACGACTTCGGCATTTTCATCAGCGCTTTGCTGTGCGTCGCCATTTTCGTCACCGTCGGGAGTGATTTGCTCCGTGTCGATTTCATCCAAGCCACCTTCAAATTCTTGATCGTCGTTCATGCTTACCTCTAGTGTGCTTACGGCCACAA